TGTATTATTATATTTTATTATTATATTTTATTATTATATTTTATTATTTTATATAGGTAATATAAAAATAATATAAACTAGTATGATACGAATAGATTATATATTTTCTTATTGGATAATTTTTTGGTATATATTGTATATATGCAATTTTATAAAGTACAATCCAAAATTTGTCATTATATTAGGTTTGATTGAAAACATATGTATATTATTATTAATGTTCTATTATAATACAAAATCTCGTCTTATATTTTTATTTTTTATCATGATGATTTTACTTAAAATTATTCCTCTTTACATTATCAGGAATAGAAAAATTACACTCAATGATATATATTTTACTGGTGTTTTGTTTATTGTATATTTGTTATGGATGTTTATAAATAAAAAAAATACAACTGATTTTATTAATAATACTAATAAATTAATTATATATAATAAAAATACCTTACCAGGCATGATATTGTTAGAAAAAATAGGGTTATAATTTGTCTATTATATAAAAAAAATGAACTCCAATTGAATAAATAAATTTACTACAATAAACCACAATAAAATGAATACAATAAAACTAACTCCCGATAATGTAGTCCAATATATTGGATATGATATAATTTTCAAAACTAGAGAAAGTCATATAATAAAAAAAATAATTGGTGTATCTAAAACAGGTAAATCCATAACTATTGATCATCCAGATCTAAATAATAAACTAGAAATTGTATCTAGAAATGTATATGTAATTATAGACTAATACAGACGGTCATATTCACTCACATAAAATAAACTCCTGTAAAATTTTATTCACATTTGTTATAATTGTCTTTTTTTCTAAATTATAAGGACGAATGCTTTCTAGAGATTGCTCTATCGTTTTCCATTCCAATTTACTTACTTCGGATTGTTGATAAGAAGTTAAATCATAATCAGAATATGAATTTAAAGCACTAGAATGGTTGGATCCATTTAAATCACCGTTTTTCATAAACCCCAAAAAATACTTATGTTTATATATTTTGTGATTTGAGCCAACATAAATTTCTTCAAATGGCAATACATTTTCTATGATATGTATGCTTTCTTTAGGTATTCCAGTTTCTTCTTCAAATTCGCGTAAAGCACAATCAATGTCTCGTTCCTGATAATTTTTACGACCTTTTGGAAATTCCCATTCAGTTTCCGTCCAAGTTGTTTTACTATTTTCCAACAAGTCATGCAGTGATAATTGTTTATTGTCTATCATAATTCCGTTTTTAATCGCATCGAATTTTTTTAAACAAATATATTCTTCATTTTTATAATTGGATAAATTAGCGTTTTCACACCACAATTGCTTCCATAAAAAATCAAATGTTTGTGTTCCTAATATAGTTTTTTCATAATTTGACATTTCATCGATATTATTTTGTATTTGTTCAATGTTATTGATAGAATATTTCCCTTTTATAAAATCTATATATCCAAAACTATTTTTTCTTCTTATCATCAAATAATTTAATATGTTATTATTAATTCTGAAAACAATGACACCATAACTAGTTATAGGTAATTTACATTGGTATATATTATGATTATTTTTCCCACAATTATTGCATATGGAAGAATTATTCATATTTTTATTTTGTTTTGTTTTGTTTTGTTTTGTTTTGTTTTGTTTTGTTTTGTTTTGTTTTTAATTAATTCGGTTTTATATGTTTATTATGCAATCTTTTTATATCATTTCATTTTAATGGCTTATCAAAATAAAAAACTAGACCCAGACGTATGGGGACCTCATTATTGGTTTTTCATTCATACAATCGCAATGACATATCCCAAATATCCTAATTCAGTTATTAAAAAAAAATATTATGATCTAATTCAAAATTTCGGTCTTTTTATACCAATAGAAAGCATTGGCAATGAGTTTAGTAAAATGTTAAATTTGTATCCAGTTGTACCGTATTTAGATTCAAAAGAATCATTTATTCGTTGGACTCATTTTATTCATAACAAAATAAATGAAAAATTAGAAAAACCTACCATCTCTTTAGAACAATTTTATACATTATATTATGAACAATACAAACCAAAAAAAGTTCATTGGGTAGAACATATGAGATTGCGAAAAAAAATTATATATGCGGTATTTATTGTTTTCTTAGTAGGATTATTAATCTATTTTTATACACAAAAATAATATAGATATATATTAGTAATCGTTTAATTTTTATTTTTAATTTTTATTGTTTATTATTGTTCATAATATAATGAATAAAACGAAAAAAAGGACATCGAATAATAAGTACACAAGAAGAAGTAAAAAACACAAAACCATCAAACGTATAAAAAAAATAACAGGTGGTAAAGTAGAAGGATCGGGTGGTTATGGTTGTCTTTTAATTCCCGCTGTAAAATGCAAGAATAAAAATGGTAATACAAATGATTACAAAAGCAAAAATATCACAAAATTAATGTTAGCGAAAAATGCGCAAAAAGAATATGATGAGATTATAAAATATAAAAAAACATTGGCTTCTATACCAAATTATAAAAAATATTTTTTGATTGATGATATTGATTTATGTGAACCTAGTGAACTATCCAAATCCGATTTACAAGATTATGAAACAAAATGTAAAGCATTAAATAAAAAGAAGATAACAAAAAAAAATATTAACAAAAAATTAGATTCAATATTAGCTATTAATATGCCGAATGGTGGTAAAGATTTGGATGATTTTATAAAAAAGTGTTATGAATACTCTGATTACATAAAAATGAACGATTCACTTTTGGATCTATTGACCCAAGCTATACTACCTATGAATAATCGTCATATTTACCATTGTGATATTAAAGCTGGTAATATTTTAATGAATGATGATTATCAAACAAAAATTATTGATTGGGGATTATCAACTAGTTATGCTAATTATAATTCAAAAGACAGTTATCCAATATCACGAGGCCATTTTAACCGTCCTATTCAATTTAACATGCCTTTTTCCGTGATTATATTAAATAGTGAATTTAAAGATGGATATGAAGATTTTCTAACTTCTAGATTAAAAACAACTAACGAGATATATTATTCTGATGTGAGAGCGTTTGTTTTACAATATTTTGTGCATATGAACAAAGAATATAAGACTGGGCATGTACGATATATCAATAAAATTATGAGAATATTGTTTAATGAAAATATAGAACCACTGTATAAAAAAATAAAGGATGATATTGTTACTGCTGAATACACTTATTATTATATTGTAGAATACATATCTAAAATTGCATACAAATATACAGATATCGAAAATAAAAAATTGAATATACAGGATTATTTTAAAGATGTATTTTTGAAATCGATAGATATATGGGGGTTTGTTTTTTGTTATTTTCCTATTTTAAATATTATGAGTTATACCAAACGGGATAAGCTTTCAAAAATAGATATTAAAATTAGTGAAAAAATTAAACAAATGATCATACACTATTTATATGAGAACCCTTTAGAACCAATCAACCCTGTAGATATTAAGAGAGAGTTATTAGAATTGAACAAATTATTTTCTGAGGCGGAGAGAGAAAATAGCCAATCATTGCGCAATATTTTAGAAAGATATAAGCGTAAAATAAATGATGATGATGACGATGATGATAGTAATAGTAGTGGTAAAAATAGTAATCAATGCGACACAGAGACAGCAAAATTCATACAATTTTTTTCTGCTTCCTATTCAAAAAAATAAAATGAAATAATAAAAACAATTATATAATTATATTTATATACATAACATAATTATATACATAATTATATACATAGTTATAAAGATAATATATTATACATAATAATCAATCAATAACTATATTTTAAAGTAAATAATGAAAATCGAACTATTAATACTAGGTATTACAATATTTTTTATGTATAATGCATATCATGATGGTAAATTCTTGAAAAAAATAATGTCTTATAAAAAATATTATCAAATAGCTATATTTGGATTATTGGGTATAGGTATTTATCTTATTATAAAACGTAATCCGAATGATTGCAAAAAAATATTAATGAATGCAAATAATGTTGTTAAATACATGCCCATCGATAAATCATCGCTGGATATGATCAGTCCTATTTTGGATTTTACCACACAAGGTGGAAATGGTGGTTTTAATAATGGTTTTAGTGATTCATCATTCATGAATGATTTAACGAATCAAGCAGGAGGTACACAATATCCATATGGATCTGGATTTTTTAACAAATTAGGTATTCAATCTTCTGAAAAACGAATATTACAATCTGGACGTGTTAACAACGATTACGGAAATAGTAATGAACCAAACAATACACAAGAAATTAACAGGAAAAAAGCAACAAAACGTTCTGTAAGTGAAACAAAGAAAAAATATGTAGCGTCGTTACAAAATTGGAAATGTGGACATTGTCAAAATCAACTCAATGCATGGTTTGAAGTTGATCACAAAATGCGATTAGAAAATGGAGGAGGCAATGAAGTAGATAATTTAATAGCATTATGTAGAGATTGTCATGGTAAAAAAACAGCTATGGAGAATATGTAAAAAATAAATTATTTACATAGTATAAAACACAATATAAAACACAATATAAAACACAATATAAAACACAATATTAGAAATCATGATAAATAAATTATCTAACAATATATCTATTACTAATGCATCAAAATCAAAAAACATATATATTTTTATTTTATTTGTATTTATAATTTTATTAATTTGCTTATATATTTTCAATCCGTTTAATATAGCTGTGAAATATTTCACAATAATAACATTTATCTCTATTTTTGTAGGTGCTTGTTTAATCGCAATATTATTAACTTATAATAAAATATCATCCAAAGACAGTTTAAATGACAATACAGTAAGAAGTTCAATACTCCGTTATATTTTGAATGCAGGTATTTTTATTCTAATTATGGCAATATTCTGTTTTTTGTTGTATTACATTTTTAAACTTTATGGAAATATTCAATCAAAACATTCTATATTAGCATTATTTATCAATTTATTTATTGTGGTTGTATTTTTAAGTTTAGTATATCGATTTTTTGATATTGGAACTTATTTAAAAAATAGCCCTTTTTTCCAACTTATTTATAATGTTATCATGTATGTACCTTGTTTATTGATATATTTAATAGAAACACCAATTCATTATTTGATTCCATCAAGTATAACAAAAAATGCGAATACATCTGTAAAAGACGCATTTAATAATGAATATAGCAAAACCAATATAGGATCCTTTTTATTGTTGTTGATTATGGTATTATTATTATTGTTTTATCTCTTTTTTCCATATTTAACTGAAAATATTCAATTACAGGGTGGAAAACAAATCACAAATCAGACAATTTACACCAACAAACAAGCCGATTTGTTCACAATGCAACAATTAACGAATATGACTACGCCTGATTATCAATATGGGTTGTCTTTCTGGTTATATATTGATTCTGAACCACCTAGTACAAGTAATTTATATTTATCAAATGGTTCCGTCTTAAATTTTGCAGAAACACCTAATATTTTATATAATGGTACAAAAAATTCATTGATATTTATGCAAAAACATACACGTCCTTATGTTGATGTCTCGAATGTTGATGTCGATATGAAAGAGTTTTTATATAATAGGGGATTAAATATCTCGAATAAACCAACCACAAAAAAAGGATCATCGTATATGAGAGACGCATCCAACAACATAATCTATTTTGATAAAAACGCAGAAAAAGAAATATTTAGATTAGAAAATATTCAATTGCAAAAATGGAATCATATTGCATTAAATTTATACAATGGAACAATGGATATTTTTTATAATGGACAATTAGTTAAATCACAACCGGGTGTTGTGCCGTGGATCGATGTATCAAGTTTTTTAACTATTGGTAGTAATAATGGTATTAGTGGTGGTGTATGTAATATGACATTTTTCAATAAACCACTTACTTATCACCAGGTTTATTATCTATATGAATTATTCAAGAATAAAACGCCACCAATCACTTATTCGAATTTTAACAAAACTGTCGTTTTTAATCCTAGTAAAAATCCTAGTAATAATAAAAAGACATATACACAATATGGCAGTGACACAAACTCCACAATTTTAACGCAATCTCCTGCAATTATGCCGACAACTAATAATCCAACAACTACAAAAACATCGCAAAATAATGGGAATATACCTACGCCATATGTAATGGCGCCATCATTTTTAACAAAAGTGTTTCAATCTTTGTATTAGTTGTCGTACAATTAGCAAGATAACAAAAACTTCACACATTCGTATATTTTTCATTTTAGAATTATTTAGAAATATTGAATATTTACTCTGCTTTTTTCTGCTTACAATATAAGAGAAAATGAATGCAACAACACATATTATAAGGAGAAAAAACGATAATAAATATTTTAAAGTAGTAACATATCCATTTTTGATGACAGAATTAAACAGTGCGAATCCAGATGATTTAAACGGGGAAACGAAATCAATTCCATCAGGAGATTTAAGTGTATTATTACTTAACGGTTACAAACTAGTTAATGGTGTTAATAGAATTAGTAGTAGCAGTAATAGTAGTAATAGTAGTAGAAGTAGGGGTAGAACTAGAAGTAATAGTTATAGAAGTAGAGGTACTGGTAGTACTAAAAGTATGAGCACTATGAGTAGTAATAAGAGTAGTAAAGGAGGAAAAAAATCACGTAATTTAAAATCCAAAAATAAAACTTGCACAAAAAGACGTTACTATTAAGCGTGAATGCGATATATGAGAATTAATATATCAAATATATAAAATATATTATTATTTTTCTACGATTATAATATATAAACACTCATGAATATTTTTTTGATCATCTTTATCATTATATTGATATATTTCACTATTATGTATTTTATGAAACCAAGCAATGTATTAAATAGTATGGTTTCGAATGCACAAACACAAGTTATAATTCCAGCAAGTAAATTAGTTGGTGGAAATAATGGAGTATCATCTAATTTTGCTTATTCTGTTTGGTTTTATATTAATGATTGGAACTACAATTATGGTAAACCAAAGGTATTATTTGGTAGATTGAATCCAGGTGGTACCGATCCTAGTGGAAATACACAATCAGGTGTCCAAAATGTTTATGGAACAAATCCATGTCCTTTAGTTGTATTGGGTGCAGTCGAAAACAATTTAGGAATTGTTCTAAGTTGTCAAGGATCTCCTAATCCTAATGTAAACTTAATACACACATGTAATGTAGCAAATATTCCTATACAAACATGGGTTAATTTATTAATTAGTGTTTATGGTAGAACATTGGATGTTTACATTGATGGAAAATTGGTAAAAACATGTGTTTTACCAGGTGTAGCAAAAATACCAACAACAAATCCACCTTCTCTTTATATAACACCAAAAGGCGGTTTTGATGGATACACCTCCAAATTCCAATATTGGAATACGCCATTAAACCCACAACAAGCATGGAATGTTTATAACAGTGGTTATAATAGTACTGGTGGTAAATTAGCTAGCATGTTTGGTCAATATAAGTTGGATGTAACATTAATGAAAAACAATACACCAGTTAATAGTTTTCAAATTTAAAATGTCTTGTTATTAGAATATTATGATTATTGTTACATGATATTATACCATATGTTATGCATAATATAGTGTTTTCTACATACAATATATACAGTCTTAAATATATATAAAATTCAAATGATTTTTATATATATAATATATAATATACCCATAAATATTATATTAATATTATAACAATACAACAATACAACAATACAATAATACAATAATAACACTAAACACTAAAAAATGAGTACTAATTCTGATAAAAATTCTTTATATAATAAATTTACTCTTAAAAATACCGGGTCCAACCCTTCCGGTTCTAAATCCACTTCAACAAGCAATAGTATATTTTCTGAATCGAATAGTTTAATATCAAAAGTAGCTTTTTTATTACTAGTTATTTTCGGTTTTATTATAGCATTACGTTTAGGAATCGCTCTATTAAGTGCTATATTCAAACGAGGTCAAAACCCACACTTAATTAATGGTATGGTGGATGCTACACAAAGTTTAGTCATTAATCAAAACCCGAATGTAAAAGGAGCAAAAACTGTACCTAGATCAATTAATCAATCAGGTGGTATTGAATTTACATGGTCTGTATGGATATATGTTAACGGTATTGATACATCAGGCAATCGTTTTAATTCTAGTAATGCAGGCGTTTATAGACATATTTTTAGTAAGGGTACCGATAGCTTTTTACCAAATGGGTTGAACTTTCCGAATAACGCTCCAGGATTATATTTAACGCCTTATAAAAATGAATTATTACTATTAATGAACACAAATGATGTTATTAATGAAGAAATTAGAATTCCGGATATTCCATTGAATAAATGGGTGAATGTTATTGTAAGATGTGTAAATACAACACTTGACGTCTACATAAATGGAGTTATAACAAAATCAACTAATTTATCAGGTGTACCAAAACAAAATTACGGTAATGTATATGTTGCTATGAACGGTGGGTTTAATGGATATATTTCTAATTTATGGTATTTTAGTAAAGCATTAAATTCTGCTGATATTCAAAGAATTGCATTTAGAGGTCCAACTACAAAAACAAATACTAGTAATACAAGCTCCAGTGGGTTACAATTGCGATACCCTAATTATTTATCATTACGGTGGTATTTTGCTGATAGTAGAAATGAATTTAACTAATTATTAGACCTTTGCATGTTGTTCTATTTTCTTTTGTTTTTGTAACCGGTTGAAAATAAACATAATAGATTAAAAAATATTATGTTTATTATTATTATATACAAATACAAATACAAATACAAATACAAAATGAGTTGTTTGGGTCCTAATTATGTTATATCAACCATTAGACCATGGTATAGAACACAAACTATTTGTACCGATCCTAGTATTTATATGAATAGTAATTTAAATGCAAATGGTACTGTATATATTCCTATATTAAAAAAATATGTACCAATTAGTGAATTGAAAATTGCGTTTGATATGTATAAAAAAGCAAATGTATTACAGTATGATTATACACATAATACAAATAAATTAACAAAAAATCAAATATATGCATTAATATGTAAAGGAAAATGGACTACTACAAAAACATACGCTACACAATCTGAAACTTTTACTAACCCTAATAAAAATTTATTGAAGAGAGTTAATTATGATGTTATTAACGCAGAAACTGGAGCTCAAACTACTGAACCAATAACCTGTCCATCTTACACTCCACGAACATATGCAAACACTTTACCTTCAAATAATAGCACTCCTAGTGTTCTTCCTAATATACTACCGTCACCACCACCTAAACCTTCAAAAAATAAATTTGTATTGCCTATTATTGTACCAGTGGTTAATACTCCAAAAAATATAAACATTCCAGACGGAGGAAATCTTATTATAGGAACTATTGAAAATATTTGCAGTGGTGAATTAAAAATTGTCTGCGATACTGATCCGATTGTTTGTTTTCCTTCAAGTTATTCTAATGTTCCTAGACAAAATGGTGAAGATAAATATTTATGTTTTACAAAGGGTTCATCAACATGGTTAGCATCAAGTGGAATAAATACGTCTCGATCTACTGATGGAGATAAATTTCCTACCAATTATAAAGGTCTCGTATCTGCAAACTCAATTGTTTCTGAAAATGTGTAATTAATTTTGTTAGAAATAATTATTGTCTTAGATTGGGATTTATACATATATCTTGTGAAGGGAAAATATCACCAGACATACATTTTTCATTTTCATTTACTTGAATACAACTACGAAATCCTCTATCTTCACCGATAAAACACCATCCTGATTTAGAGTTTGATTTACTTTGTTGAATATTACTCATGGAATCATCCGCACTGTAATTGAATGGTTTAAAACTTGTTGATGTATTTGGATTTGAAATAGGATTTGTATTATTCATTTTTCCGGTAGTATCTTGTATCAATGCTGTATTTAATGCTGTATTTAGTGCATTATTGTTCAATGAACTCGCAAGTGGTATAGAATTAGCAACATTTTGTGCAGGTATATTTTTTAAAGATTGTCCTGGTTGTGTTGGTTGGAATGGAACGTTATTTTTAATAGAGCCATTTGATGCAACTGTTTGAGGTAAAGATGTTGGTTGTGCGTAAGATTGTGTACTAGGAGATGGAGCAGTAGATGTCAAACTACTAGGTGATGAAACATTGGGTGGATTTACTATTGAATTTAATGAATTATTACCAGTTTGTTGGAGAGTTAATGTATCTGCCGCAGAAACACCTCCTTTAATAGTTCCTTGGGCAATAAATAACAAATCATATACACCCTGAATAGCATTTCTAAAAATATTTAAAATAGAACCATGAAAAATACTTTGAAAAAAATTGGTTATTGCGCTAGTAATAGGTTTTATTGCATTTATAACATTTTGTGTGCCTACAGCTAAATATACAAATATATTCACTCCTAATAATCCAAAAATAAAAATAATCAACAATAAAATTTTCCAATCCATTCCCATTATTTTATTAGAATTAGTGTTGTCATCGGATGAATTACCCATTCCAGAAAATAAACCATTGTTGTCATTGTTTGATGATGATGACTGTGACCCAGTAAAAGATTTAAAGCCTGATTGAATTCTTGAAGATAAAGAAGTTAATTTATTTTCTGTGTTATTTTTTGATTCATTATCGTTATTTGAATTCATTCTCGTATATATATTCAATTAGAAAACAAAATAGTACAATAAAACATAATATTTTATTGTTTTATTGTTTTATTGTTTTATTGTTTTATTACTTGAAAGTAAACAAATATAAAAATTGATTTAAATCCCCTAATATTTCATCGCGAATATTATATAAATCAGTATTCGCCATTTTAACCATAAATGGATTTGAATTTAAATTTACTAAATATTCTTTGAATTTAATAATCTCATGTTTGAATTTTTTTGTATCATCTTTTGATGAATCAAAATCTATTAGTTTAATACTATTAGTTTTCAATAAATTTATACGATTTCCTACTTTTCCCAATAACACTTCAATAAATTTATCCATATTTTTGTTTACTTTACTGTATAAATCATCTGTAGCAATATGTGTTGCATATGTATATGTTTTCCAATGATATAATTTGATCATAACAATCATTTCCAGAAAACGCACTGTTATTTCTCTCTCAAATGCATCAGCGTTCCCAGGCGATTTGTATAGTTTTTGGGTTTTGGTTCTATTGCTATTTTGCGATTTGCGCGTAGAATTTTTATTATGATATTTACGCATTTATAAAGTAATCTATTTTAATATACTAGTTAATATAGTATATTATAATATTATTTTATTTTGGTGCATGTCACATGTCACATGTAACATGTGGATACATCCCTCTAGGAAAGGTATCAGCAAACTAAACTCTCGGAATAAATTCTTCACCAAACGCATTCATTTTTTCCAGTTTCTCAATTGTTTTTTCTAAATTACTTTTGGCTGTATTATTAAACAAATAATCTGTATTGGGTGATTTTTCGTTTTTTTTAATTTGTTTATAAATATTATCTATTTTATTCAATACAATTACCAATTTTTCTTTTTGTTCGTTAGAAATCAATTCTTCATTACCAATATTGATAATATTTTCTGTTAAGATCGAAACTGCGTAATATATCAAATACTTCCGCTTTTTAAAGATACTTTGACTATTGTTGTATCGCAAACAATATAAATTCAACAAACTTTTCATTATTTTTTTTATAAATTCATTTTTATCATTTGAATAATAAAATAAAACATCCCATATTATCCATATTATCTCCATTTGAAATTTACTATTAACAGGCATATCACTGCGTCGTTCACATAAACATTTTTCTTTTTTAATTTTACAAATATGTTCAAATTCCATTATCCATTCAACCCAGTAACATGCTTGTATTGTATTTTTACCATCATTGGATATATTATACACTAATTCATTAATTGCTATAAACAATTCTTTAGGATCCTCTTTTTTGAAAACGGTATTAGCATAATAAACATTAGGAGCATTAAGTTTGTTTGTCATATTCACCATTTCAAATTCTTCTTTTTTAATGGTTATAGATTCAAAACAATGCTTCCGTTTAACACTGCATAATATGAAACAAATCTCACCGAATAATTTCCTTATTTTTGAATTGTTACGCATTGACAGTTCGGATTGAGCGTATCCATTTTGTAGTATTTTTTTGAATGTTTGAATTCTTAATTCTAGATAAACGGATAATTTAGGATTACCCAAATGAATATATTTACTAAAAAAATAAATAATTATATCCCATAAATCACTATAATTTCCTGAACAAATCATTTCTGCGCACCAATATATAGATGATTCTATGTTCGAACTAATTAGACATTTTGAAAATTCCTTTTTAACATCCGATTTTTTAAATTCAGAAAATGTTATTCCTTTAAAATCTTTTATTGATCGAATATCGTTAATTTCAATATCCATGATTTATACTTGTGGTATATATGGTTTAATAGTATATTGATTTAATATACGTATAATAAAAAAAATACACAAAAAATACTTACAACCTCCATTAAAAAATAAATCTATAAAATAGAATTACACATATAAAATTCTATTTTATAATACAAACATATATATAATACAAAATGACTAAATTTAAAAATACTCATATGAATAATTTAACAGAATCTATATATGATTTATATAAACATACATCTGCATGGGGTAAAGTATTAATATTTTTTATATTGTTCGCTGTAATATTTTTTGTATCTAAATCATGCAACAAATTACAAAAAAAAGAGGGATTCGAAACCAACTTCAGTTATTTGAATAATGACGACATAGCATCAGAATTAAATAGTACAGATTTATATTTAGATTCGAAATTCTCAGTCAAATCCAGTATGAGCGACGTTTATGACGATTTTTATGCAAATATATATGATGATTTGTTATATTATAATTTTAAAAACAAATATGAGATTGGAACACTCATCACAAATACAAATCCAACATCTGAAAGCGTTATTTTAGATATAGGTTCTGGAACTGGTAATTATGTAGGTAATTTAGCATCAAAAGGATATGTTGTTAAAGGTATTGATATTTCACCTTCTATGATTAGAAAAGCTAAAAAAAATTACCCTGAATTTGCTAATAATTTTATTCAAGGCGATGTTCTTAATATAAACATGATAAATCCAAATAGTTTAACACATATAAATTGTATGGATTATATGATATACTATATTCAAAATAAACAAATGTTTTTCCAAAACTGTATGAATTGGTTAATGCCGGGTGGTTATTTACTGGTACATCTGGTTGATAAAAACAATTTTAATTATACTATTCCATCCAGTGGATTATTCAATAATGACAAAAATTTATTAAAAAAAATTGCCGATACTCGAATCATTCAAAACAAGGTTAATATTCCAAAATATGATATAGAATATTCTTCTACTTTTGAAATAAGTGACCAAAACGTAGCAACATTAAATGAAACATTTAAAAAATTGAATGGTGACATAGATAGCAATAAACACGTAATTCGAAAAAATATGCATACATTTTATATGGAATCAATAGATGAAATATATAATATGGCTATAAACGAGGGATTTATTTTACAGGGTATGATAGATATGGGAAATATAGAAAATTCACGTCAAAGTCAATATATTTATGTGTTTACAAAACCGAATTAGTTTGGTGAAATATTGTAGGTCGTCACTGAACTTTTACATCAAAATCAATTTCTTCTAATAAGAATTTGACATTTTCTTTTTTAACTTTATAAGCAACTGGTTTTCTATAATGAATACTTACATTTCCTTCTTATTTGCATGTTTCAACCCACCATATTAAACTTCTAGAATAACATTAGAAAATTCTACATGTTTCTAATTGTGATTTGTCTTACAATAAATAATATTGAACGGTCGTTAATTTATAATCATTACTTTTATGCGATGGCATATATATATTATTATTTGAATTGTAATTAAAAAATTGTTTATATTATATATAAGTTATATATATATGATTTCAACTTTATGTTATGTCGTTATGTATTATAATATAGATAAATTATTACAAACATTATATTTACCCTATATTATTCCTAATAACAATTATGAAATTATTTCTAATAACGAAGGATTATATTTTTTATTGAAAATAACTAGTTATTTTATGTTAGCATTACATTCATACACACTTTTATACGGATTATTCATCTCAACCATAAATGATAAAAATTGTGTCGCATTGTCTTTTATATATACGAAACATTTGAGAGATATTTTAGTTTCACATAATTATACTACAATGGAATATGAATTAAATCGTGGTGTAATGTGGGTATTTACTACACCGTTAATGTTGAAAATGTATTGTGATGCTAATGATTTATCTGTGTGGGATATAAATATACATTATCATCTTATTGCGATTGTTCCACATGTATTTGTTATTCCATTCAAAACTCAAGCCATTTATTTATTATCTACTATTCTATTATCTATACCAGAAGTATTCTTTTTGAAATCATTACATAAATATAAACAATTGCCTTTTACAAATTTATATATTTTAATATGGGTTGTTTTCATGTTAATCAATATATTAGACATAACTCAATTATCTAGTTCAATAGTAATTCATGCTTTATATAATCTCGCAGATACATTATGTAAATTTATTTGTATTGTTGTAATATGTAATTACAACAAACAAGAAATTGTAGTGCGTGAAAATATGGATTTACAAAGCGTTCAATTTGTATCACATGTAATAAAAAGCATAAAAGAATTTGAAAAAAATAATATTAAATTAACCCCATTTTGTAGAGATTTAATGTTGTATTGTAAAAAGAAGTTTGTGGATAAAATACCAAAATCAAACGAAAAATTAAAGTTAGAATTATTGAAAAAATTACTACCTTTTGATTTAGATGGAGATTACGTAATGTCAGGTTCAGGTTCAGGTTCAGGTTCAGGTTCAGGTTCAGGTTCAGGTTCAGGTTCAGGTTCAGGTTCAGGTTCAGGTTCAGGTTCAGGTTCAGGTTCAGGTAAACTAAATAAAGAATTTGAGATGATTTGTGTTATGTTTATGGATATAGTAAATTATACTGAATTATCAAACAGGTATAAAAATTGTAATACAATATTCAATTTATTAAATGATGTTTATAATCAATTTGACAATATAATTAAAAAATATTCTCACTTACAAAAAATAGAAACAATTGGAGATGCTTATATGGTTGTTGGAGATATTTATAGAGAAAAACTTAATCATAAAGTAGTAGTAAAAGAGATTATATTGTTGGGATTAGAATTTATCAAAGACGTAAAAACAATAAAAACACCTGATAATATTCCATTATGTATTCGCGTTGGAATTAATATGGGAAATGTAAATATTGGAATATTAGGAAATGAAATACCTCGTTTATGTGTTGTTGGAAATGCTGTAAATGTTTCGGCAAGATTACAATCTACAGCACAAGCAGACACAATTCAAATGAGTAGACATATATACGAACAAGCAAAAGAAATAGATTTTGGAATGAATATGGAATACATTAAAAAAGAAGATGTATTTTTGAAAAATTTAGGTTCAATAACAACGTATAATATTTCTTTATAATAATATAATATAAATGAATGAATCAATGGATATAAATACAATCCCTACCTATCCTGACAAACCCAGACCAAAAAAAAATGATACTTTAAGATTAACACAACAATTTAATGAAACCTATTTTAGCGAATTTAAAAAAAATATATTATCAACTGATAATTTTTCAATTATAAAAGACGATGTTAAAAATTATAGAAGTTTATCAAACCAACAACTTATACATGTAGAAACATTAACAGATACAGAAAAAATAGAATTGATAAAACTTTATAATACTATGTTTTATACATTAGACAATATGGATAACTAATATAAAAATACGATAAAATTCGATAATATAATTATAATGTGATTATATTATCAACCATCATGATAATAAATACATCCTATAAGGATAATAAAAAAATTTACATGATGTTTGTATTATCATTTTTATTTGGTTGTCTTATCAAAACATATGATGAAATTGTAGATAACAAACTAAACTGTAGTGTTTCTCTAACAGAAACAATCAAGATTTTTATGATTGGTATTATAACAATTCTTTTTTTATACGAAAATAGTTTTATATTACCTTTTTTATTTGGATTATGCTATAATTTGTATTTAGGTGATTTGATATTAATAAAATTCAATAACACGCCTATAGAAGATACTGCAATAAATGACCCTTATTGGAATAATAGTATAATTTACGCTACTGTATTAGGATTATTTATATTTTTCTATAATTACAAGCAATATTTTTTTACATTCAGCTCCTTTTGGGCATTTTTACTATCAAAAAATAAATACATTATTTCCGCTATTTATATTGCATTTACATTTTTGTCATATTTATGGGAATCGTATTATTTTAATGAAGAGAATAGCAGTAAAAAATATTATTGGCGCATTATATTTGTCATTTATAGTATTGTTACCTGTGTTTTGTTTATTGTCTACAAAGATTATTTTATACTAGGACTCGCCATGTTAAAATTATGGCATATAGGATATTTGGTTGTTTGGTTTGTATTCAAATTTTTTATTCGTAAAAAAGAAGATGTTATTAACAGGACTGAACCCATACAATATAGACCATCTAAAGAAGAGAACAAAAAGGACAAAAAGGACAAAAAGGACAAAAAAGACAAAAAAGACAAAAAGAACAAAAAAGATAAAAAGTCTAAAAATCGTAACCTAGAAAAGATTAGCAAACAAATTATAAAAGCATAATGATGAAATATAAAACAATGACCACATTGGAATAAAATTCAATGGTTCAGTTCCTATATATATTTCATTTTTAATCGGTTTTCGTATATAATACAATTTTCTATTATATCTATAAAAATTCATATCAAAAAGAACTGCTAAAAACGTAAATATCAATATCAATAACGATTTAAAATTAGTTATAAATAAAGCAAATCCTATTGTAAGCATTAAACCTACAAATTCTAAATCGGGATAATTATTAAAAACAATAGGAACCAAAAGTGATGCCAATGCCGGGAAAATTAAGTATATGTATTTTGATTTTGTTAATAACATATTACCACCTTGAATCATATTAAACAATAATAATCCAAGAACTATCACCACTCCATATGCAAAATAAACAAATAATGATGTGTTTAGTATTATCGTGTTTGAATATTTCCATCCAGATCCATATTTTTGATTTTTTGTAAATTCTTGCACTAATCCATCTCCAATCCATATTAAAAATGTTGTTATTAGAACAGCAAATGCATTCAATTTGGTAATTAACAATAATACAACTAAAAGAATAAAGTAGAGAAATGCCTTAATATCCGCATTATTTTTAAAAAATGTAGATATACACATTAATAAAATAGACCCTATAAAAAAGATTATATTCATGAAATTTTTCATTTATATTATATAAATAATAAATTATTAATTGATATAATATAAGTTAATCAAAATCCCAAATTCTAAACCTACATCAAAAATGTTATGGTTAATGTATTTTCCCATAGTTGTTATATTATTAACTTTCATTTATATCATATATACACGCATAACATATGATCGTTTTTGGATTCAACAACCGATCTTTCATAAATTTAATATTTCTTATTATTTTTCATCACCTCAAATGATACAACTAGATCAACCAACCAAAAACAAATACACTAATTTTTCTGACGTTGAAACCTGCAGTTTTAATCAATTAGAAGATCCTTTGTGGAACAAGTTTCTCTCCATGATACAAAATAAAACTGGGAACGTGAAAGAAAAATTCGATCTTTTACCCATCTTCAATAGTGTTTTAGAGAGAAGCTATATATCCTTTTATACAGAACCAGTTGTTTTTCAAAATACTGAAAAGGGCTACTATATAGATGAAAAACGTCCTGTGGGTGTTATAACTAGTCGCCCAGTTCGCATGTTTATTAAACAATCTAGTAACAATGCAAACACTGAATTACCAGTTTACTATATTGATTTTTTACATGTAGATAATAACAAAACAAAACAGGAGAAAAAAAATATAACATATGAATTGATACAAACCCATATATATAACCAACAATTATTGAACGCGCATGCATTGAAAAATGAGAAACATCAAACGGGTGTTAGTAATCGAAATATTCGTATTTGTCTCTTTAAACGGTCTAATATAACAAACAATATTGGGGTTGTTCCACTATGTCAATATAAATCTCACGTGTTTTCTCTCAAGCAATATTATTTTAAAAAAGATATGAATGAATCTTTGACGCAAGCTAAAAATCATTTTAAGCATTATCAGGTATTCGAAGTAACTAAATCGACATTTCATAATGTATTGGATTTCATAAAAGATCAACATGTTGATCGATTCGATGTTTTTATTCTACCCAATATAAACAACCTATTTGATCTAATAACATCGAAAAATCTATTAGTTTATTATTTATTTGATGTCATTAATGGACAAATCGTATCGGTTTATTTTTTCCGGTTAAACAAACGAACAATAACATGTGTTGGATCAATTTGTTTTTATGATGAAGTAGAAAAACGAAACGGAAAGGTAAGCAAAAACACTCGAGAATTGTTTATTTATGGATTCAAATTGTGCGTTATTCAATTTACTGAAAAAAAGGTACTAAATGCGTCACCTGGAAACAGTAGGAAAGATAAATCGAGTGAAACAAAAGAAGAATACGAATATTTTTGTATTGAGAATATATCTGATAATTGGATGATTGTGGATGACTTAATTAAATCCAGCAAAAACAAATCCTATTTATTTTATAGAACAAGAGATGTCATGTATTTTCTATACAATTATATCCATAAAAAATGCGATTCAAAACATGTATTTATATTGCAATAAATAAATATTTTTGTTTGTTTCTGGGGAGGGTTTATCTCACGTATTTTCCTACTCTGGTAAAACTATCCACTATAAATATCATAAAAATTCCTAAAAAACAGTAGAGGATTACCTCTTCTGTTACGTTGTTGGTTCGTTCATCTTGTTGCTCTTCTAAAAGATGAATCATATAATTTAATTTTTCTAGTAAAATAGAATTTTCAATATTAGGGGAAGATGATGATGATAATGATGGTGAAAATGTATTATTATAAGGATTATACATATTTGCATTGGCATTTTCATTTGCATATATTTTTTTATTCATGTTGTTCATATTAGTTTGTCCTTGAGTCTGTGCATTTCTATTCCAATTAGATACTGTACCATAACTGTAATTAGGGCTAAATTTTTTATAATATTCTTCAACTGATTTATTATCTCCATAATTATTTTTCAAATCATTGTATTCTATGCTATCTAAATAGTTGCTTGCATTTGGTTGATTACTATATGGAGGACGTTGTTGCGATGACTGTTGCATAGATGGTTTTGCATTATTGTTATTGATGTCTGAAGGAATTTTATAATAATTTGAAGTATCAGAGTTATCAGAGTTATCTGAATTATCTAAATTATCCAACATATTTACACTATTATTTTTACTATTAATATAATTGTAATTATCGTTGTTGTTGTCATCCATACCACTATAATTTTCTTTAAAACTTGATCTCTCTATTGTTCTATTTACTCCAGATGATTCAGGAGGTGATAATGGTGAAAAATCTCCCATTTCTACACCATCTATTGAGTCACTGTAGAGAGAATTATCATGAATTTTTTTTATAATATTTTTCACCTTATCCGATACATTGTTATCCTTATTATAATATTTTTGCGTTTTATTATGACTTAATCTTTTTTTTGATATTAAATTATCTGTGCTATTATCTATACCTTTATTATCATATGGTGATGCATATAATGCTAAAGACATGTCTTACTTAATAAAAATTTAGATAATAATTTGATTATATGAATGAAATTTTAATATTAATATTAATTATATTATAATATATTATATTTATAATATAAAATGACGTATATTAATAAAATAAATCCAAAAATAAACTCGAGAATGCAAAAAACTATGTATAACGGTATTATTATTACATTTTTAATTTTGATTATTTATTATATTTTTTTTAATAATATATCATTGTCAACAGTAACAACGTTTTTATTCGACTACGATTTAGGGAGAATAGTATTATTAGTAGTACTGATAGCCGTAGCTAGCAACAGTTTATTTTTAGGTATATTATTATTAGTTCTAGTAGTATTTTTGTATGAATACCAGAATACAAATATGTCTAAATATAATGACATTGGTGGTAGTATAGGTGGTAGTATAGGTAGTAGTATAGGTGGTAGTATGGATTACAGTAAAACCAATGATATTTATGATATTGCATCACAACCAAATAATAAAAACATTACCATTCAAGATATCCTTAATCTAGAAAACAATATTTCTTCTAAACAATCAAATAACTCAATTAGTTTTGGAAATGAGTTCAATGAAAATAGTTCAAGTATTATGCAGATAAATCCTTCATTTGAAGGAACATTCAACAATAATTATGCACCATTTTTACAATAATAGTAATAAAATAATATCAGTTAATATTAAATAGATATGTTTAAATTAAAAAAAAGAGATATCACAATTTTATTATATTGTACAATTGCGATTTTCGCATTTTTTTTTATTTATAAAATGTTTTATTCTTCCAAGACTAATAACATCGAAGCTTTTTCTATAAAACAAACATGGCGTAAACAAAACCGTAAATTAAAAAATTTCAATAATAAACATGTAAAAAAATATACGTCAAAAATAGGTAATTTTTTTAAATCTATTTTTTAAATTTTATATAAAAAATTTGTCATATATTTAATATCTACAGAATATATGACAAAACAAAATAAATCAAAAAAAAATATATCATTAAAAAGAACTATTGGTAATATACCATTGCCAAAATCTATGCCAAAATCTGGTACCACCAGTGCAAAGGCGACTCCTTCAGGACCTCCGCCTGCATCAGGTAGTCCATTATTTCCTAGCACAGTTCCACAAGTAACTACAAAAAAAATATACAAAGGGTTTCATGGATTTTTAGATTATATTCATGATCATATTTTATTTTTAAACAGTAGTAGATTTTTTGCTGGTGTTGTAATGATTTTATTAAATATAGGATCTAAATTTATATCTGTACAATTTAGCAAGTCAACGGAAGAATATCTAAAATTTTCTATAACAAAACAGATTTTAGTATTTGCTATGGCATGGATGGCGACGCGTGACATATACACCTCATTAGTATTAACTGCCGTATTTGTTGTTTTATCTGAATATTTATTCAACGAAGAAAGTACATTTTGTATTGTTCCTCATCAGTATAGAGTATTAAATAATATAATAGATACAAACAATGACGGTGTAGTTTCGCAAGAAGAATTAAATCAAGCAATTCAAATTTTAGAAAAGGCTAAAAAAGAAAAACAACAGAGTAGTGGTGGTGGAGGTGGAAGTGCAAATGGAACGGGTGGTAATAGTGGTAATAGTGGTAATAGTGGAAATGTTGCATCTAGTGTGGCTGTCAAACAAAATATTGGAGATAATATAAAAAATACTATTACAAAATATATGAATAGTAATTAAATAATATTTTAACTATATAAGTAGAATAAAAGTATACTAAAAGTAAAATATTATTAATATATTATTGGTATTATTATGAATAATGATAATATAAACGTAAAAAATGTTAAAAATGTTAATCAAAATGTAAAAAATTATTATCCAGCGTCAATCACTATATTATTGAATACTAGAATTTTGGGACATACAAAAGAAGTATATAGTCCAAATATGACATTGCCTTTTTTTTCTAGTAGCAGTAAAACAGTGTATTTTAATCCATTAATAAAATTAGACCAAAAAATTGTTCAAACAATTCCAAAAGGAAAAACTGACGATTTTATGTATGAACAATTTTTTTCGCAAAATTATTTTAACAGCTTACTTATTCGATCACAATATTATCCTCAACCAAAAAGAACTTTAGAGCAGGCTACTGAAGAGGGCATAGTAGATAATAATATCAAAATTTTATTGGATACGTTGTTTAATACTAATAAACCATTTTATATTGATAAAAAACGATATACTTCTTATGGATATACATGGAATAAAGGTGATTGGATTATTGAATCTGCCAATTCTTCAAAAATTATAAAGAAATTTAATAATTATTATCAACAAGCAAATGCATATACACCTCGATATAATATGCAGAGAGCTCTAGCACATCCAATTGTACCAAGTGCACCTATGATTGTTCCAACAGCAACAACTTTGTATCAACCAAATCAATTGATCTACCCTAATGTTAGTCAATCAAATATGATAACATATCAACAACCAATATTGCAGTCATATCCATATCAAAGTGTTGTTATTCCCAATACAACCGAAAATCCAATGTTCGAATCTTTTAGTAAATTTGAAGAAAGTGTCGATGAAAACATATTACATGGGTCGAGCGCTTCATCTACGTTTGGTGATATAATAGAAGAACAGCAAAAAACAAAACAGCAAAAAAAAACACGTATTACCGCTGATAAAGAAATAGCATCTCAAGGTCAAATAAAACAACAACAACAGCAACCATCGTCGCAACCTAAAAAACCTTTGTCTCTAATAAATTATTCAATTAACACGAAAGAATATCAATCGTTAGTGGATCAATTTTTATTTTATGCGTTTGATGGTTTCAAAAATGGATTTATAACTGGAAATAGGATAAAATGTTCTCAAATCACCAATGTTTCCGATTTAAAAAAAATTCAAAATGGCTCTTTTTATAATAATAAAATACAACCGTGGATGGTTCTCTCCAATGATGGAAACGGAGATTGTTTATTTTATGTTTTTTGTCAATTATTGAATAGTTCAGACTATAAAGTCAAAAACTCTGTATTAAAAAATAGAAAAAATACATTTACTATCCCCAATAATGTTAAAAATATTGCATATTATGATACCGCCGGTAATTATACAGTTGCTGGACTACGAAACCTGGTAGCGGATTTTATAATATACGATACTGAAAAAGGTAAAAATATTGGTGACATGTTGATTAGTAGAAATACAAATAATCCAGCTGACCAATATATCGTACCAGGTGATTTAAATAAAACATTAAATAATATGAGAACATGTGCTGATGAAAAAAATAGGGGAGCGTCAAAACAAAAAGCATTATCTGATGACAAAACATATTATTGGGGTGATGAAACTGCTATAAGCATATTTGAATATATTTTTCAATTAAACACTATTTTAATACATAAACCTAAGTTTACGAATAATAAAATAGAAATTTATAATGCTAATGATACAATTACCAAAAATTTAAAGACAACAAACAATGGTGATTATATTGAAGTTGATTATATGGAAAATAACGCATCTGTTAGAGTAGAAGGATATTTACTTGAAAAAAAGTTTTCGGTGAATCAAGAACTTCAATCCATAACTGTATTGAAAAATACCGCAAACAAGAACACCCCCAACACCGAATGTAAATATGAAAAAACACAGATAAATAATAACAATGACATAATTAATAGTATTAGTAAAATTGAAAAATACAAAATATATAATAACAAGGGTTTTGTATTGGATAATTCTCAACAATACCAAAATTATGTTTATATATTAAATCACGATGAGAACCATTATGAGGCTGTATGTTTTAATATTAGAGGGAATATGCGTTGTCTCTTTAATGATGTAGATATTTTTAATTTTCATCCATATATTATTTACATGATTTTTATATATGCATACATGATTGCGTCACCAACATCGTCCCCTTTTTACACTACATCATTACAAAAATATTTGGAACCATTGTATAATTATTATTCGTATAATAATGTCATTAAAAACAATCGATTATTATTGGGTGGTGCTGTTGATGGTGATGGAATACCTAATACTAATAATAATTCTTATTATGGGAAATTTAACACTTATGTAAATGATAAATTAAATCAACAACTTTCCATTGATAGTTCTGGTAAAAATATTCCCCAATATTATGCAAACCCTAATTTGTCTTATTATGTCGTAGTCGATTTAGAATTGTTTCCAGGTGATACAATTTCGAGTATAGATAAACGCAATCTGGCTTGTCAAATTAGATTTGATAATATACGGAAATCATATGCGGATTTATTGGGGTATCAATATCAGCCGTCATTGCTAAACACGAATGTTATGCCTAGTAAGGTAGATAGTAGTAGTGGTAGTAGCAGTAAATCAACTTCTAGCTCAAATAACAATAGTACAAAAAAAAATGGTAATGGTAATGGTAATGGTAATGGTAATAGCAATTATACTAAAAACGGGAATCGAAATACTCGAAAATATCGAGGGTAATGTAAAATTAGCTAAATAACAATATTTTTTGTTTTGCACGCATTCACTGTACCTACAATATTTGTTGGAGTGACGTTTTCTACGTTTGTGTATATTATTTCAACGTTTTTCTCTGATTTGCATTTTGAATATTCTTTGCATATCACTGCTCCTTGTTTAATTATATGCATAAATTGTTTTTTTGTTAAATTATCAGGTATAAAATTATATCGCAAATACTCTTTTTCTGGATCGTATAGACCATTGCATTTATTATTATAATATTCTAAATTCATTACTGCTATAACATGACATGATGATTCTTTACTTACATGAAACCATATGTCTTGTGGATGTGATTCTTCAATAATTTCAACATTATTTTTTGCATTTCGGCCAATTTTATAGAGAATGGATTCTCCTATACTTGGAATAAATCTTGTAACAGTTCGCATTTTATCTGGTTTTACCGATTTTATATTCATAATAGACAAATATTTATATCTATATAAATATTTGTGTAATAAATTCAATTTTTATTTTTTATTTTGTAAGAGATTATCCAAAAAATTAGTTTTGGGTTTTTCTTCATATTTTTTTCCTTCTACACCACACATGTGGTCGAAATTTCTCGCAGTGGAACAATAATGATATTTTGTTATTTGAGGTTTCCCACGACCATTCACGAAAAAATAATCATCTTCTAGATATGAAAATTTGCTACATTTACAAAACATATCAGAGGTCAAAAAATTTTCTTTCAGAGAAAATTTACAATTAGTACAAAATTTTGGATCTTTGGGAATTATTGATGTTGCTACTGTCGAAAATGTCAAAAATGTTGTTTGCAATAGAGCGAACAAAATAAGTAAAAATCCTTTCATTTTACTTATTTTACATAAATACGTTTATATTATTTATATAAATACATAGTATTTGCCAATTTAATTATGATTTATTTAGTGAAAGTAATCTTAATAATAAAATGAAAAAATATCTACATAATATATATATATATATTTCATCTAATAGTGAAAATGTCGTGTAGTAATGATGAAATAATTTCCGATTTAGATAGGTTAATTAAGTATAAAAACTCGTGGAATCCTTTGTCACAAAAACCAGACATTAACTGTGATATTGATTTACAAGAATTTAAAAAAAAGAAATGGAATCACTGAAAGTATAAATATAGATGTTAATAATCTATCTGTTAAAGAACTATCAGAATTAAAAGAGCACTTTGAAATAATGAATAATAACAACCCTCTTAATGCTCTTATTAAAGAAAATACAACAGAATTATCAAAAATAAAAGCACTGAATGAAGAAATTCAACGTAAAAACGACGAACTTAATCTTTTACAAAATAAAAAAAACACGTATCTATCACCAGACACTCCACATATTACAAATCTAAAGGTTCAAATTGAATACTTAAAAAACGAATTAGAAGAAGCGCAGAAAGGTAGTTATAAATACACTGGTGGTAAGCGCAAATCAAAACGTCGTAAGAGTAAAAAACCAACAAAAAACGGTAAAAAAAATAGAAAATCGAATAAAAAATCTATGAAGAAATCTATGAAGAAATAAAGTCTTCTCTCTATCATTGATTATAAAATATGTTATACATTGTATGTTATAATTAAAATATTATTAAAAAAAATTAAAACAAACCAAAAAATGATTTTTTCTCAGAAACTGGTTCTGTCTTCTTTGATTTTCTTCTTTTGGTTTTTGTCTTTTTACTTGTGGTTTTTTTGGTTTTCTTTGTTGTGGTTTTCTTTGCCTTGGTTTTTTTTGTTGTGACTTTTGACGCTGGAACAACAGCTACCCATTTATGTACACCATTTACATCAGGTTTTGATTTAAACATTTTTCCGTTGTTTCCCTTCTTTGTCTTTCCTTTGCACTTGTTGGCAGGGAATGGTGGAGAAAGCCTTGTTTTGTATTTTTTTGTGTTGTCTTTGACGCATTTAGTTTTGTTTCCCATGTTTATATATATTATAACAATATAAAAATCTAATAGTATAGGTTTTTATTTTGTACTGTTTAATTTTCTGTTTTGATTGAAAAGGTTGATTTAACCGTAATGACAACTAAATGTTTTGTTATCCATAAACCTAATATAATCCACATATTCGTGATACTGTTTCCCCCATTATATATAATCCACCTAAATGCATGACAATGTGGGAGTGGAACTACTATTGGTGATGTTATGAATCCAATAAATGATGTTGGAGTGCAATAATAAACATATAAATTGCTACATGCGTAGTGGAGTACAATCCATAATAAATAAATACCAAACGCATTGGATACATGATTTAAAATTCTTACTATCGCATAATCTTTCATTTCCATATTGGTTGTGTTGTGTTGTTGTGTTGTTGTCTTGTTGTGGGTTTGCATAAAAAAATCAATTTTTATTTTTATTTGTTAGTATTGTCCGTTACAGAATAGACTCATATTTTTCAATAAATTCCTCTTGCAGGTTTAGAGGAATACAATTAAAATCTACCAATAAACGGTTTAATTCATATTTCTCATACGCATTTTCTTTTTTTAATTTGCTGTTAAAATATTCGGGATCCATGTAACATTTTAATGCTGTTTTGGGACCGCATTTCTTAAAAACAGATGATATATTATCACTAGAATCTCCCATGACTATTTTACAAAATAGATCCTTTTTCGGGTCTCCAAAACTGCTCTTCTCTTCTGCAATATTTTTATATGTCATGTTATAAATTTTTACTCTAGGTTCTACAAGTTGAAGATAATCTTTGTCACTAGTTATTATGTATATTTTACAATTTTCGTGTTTGTTTAATAAATGCTTTACCGATAATGCTATACAGTCATCAGCTTCTAATTGTGGATATTCTAATATTTCTTGAGCGCCTCCTTTATGGAAAAGTTCTTCATTGTATGTTATTGCGAAAAACTTACCAATTGAATCACCATCTTTGTTGCTACGTGTTGATTTGTACGCATCGATATGTTGATTTCGCCATATATTTTCTCTCTTACAATCCCTTCCAACATATATAGTTGGTGGTGGGTCGGTTTGTGTTTGTTGCATTTTCTTTTTGGATTTAACGTCCATGTTGGATTCTAATAAATGTATTTTACTAGGTATTTCTTCTACTTTTTCTATAAATGTTTTTTTGTATTTTTCAATGAAATCATCTGTTATTTCAAATTGTGTAGGGGTAGGCGGTGGATTAGACAATTCACCATAAACTGTTGGTCCTGGATTTGCCAATTTCCACCAGTTCATAACTGAATAAAATCGATAAAATATAAAATAGCTACCATCTATGAATATATACGTTGGGGTTGGAGTTGGGGTTGGTGTTGGTGTATCGATGTTATTATTCATTATTTTGTTTGTTGCTTATTGTTGTATTGTTGTTGTATTGTTGTTGTATTGTTGTATGTTTATGATATTACTATTATATTTATATGTTCAATTTTATTATTAATTATATAGATTATACTAATATGGAGAAACTCTCTAGTATAATCTATAAAAGTGCATTAGAAACGTATGATTTAGTAGAAAAAAATAAAAAACCAATAGTGCAACTTATTACTATGTTTCTACCCAAAGAAACACGTGATTTTATTCTTAAAAAAGAGTTTGAATATAATACCTACTATTCAAAATCAGAATTAGAAGCTATGGATATTGAAAAAGTAGGAAAGTCATCGAAAAAAAAGCGAAAAAGGAAAAAAAGTGTCAAACCAATTAATTTATCAAATTTTATCAATAGACCAAAACTACTATTTATAACACAATATATTCCAGAAAGTTTATTGAATTTTATTATTTTCTTTTCTTATTTATGTTTGCACAGTATATATTTTTGGTCTGTTTTATTTATAATATTATTTGTTACTAATATTCACTATTTATTAATTGGATTGTTTATAGCATTTGTTAATGCTATTGGAACCGTATTATTTTCTGATTGTCCTATTTTTATACTAGAGCAAAAATACAGAAATAAATTGACAGATAATCAACATTTCATATATAATATCATAAAAAAAATATCAGATGATCAAAAGCATTATAGTTATGAAGAATTAATGGAACAATTGATATTTGCTGTTTTTGTAATATTTATTAAAATTAATTTGATTATTTTATATAGGGTGTTAACCAGTTGGTTTTTATCCAAACCCTAAAAAATACTACTATACATCTCGATTGCTTTTTCTTTTTGTAAAGAATAATCCACTATAGGTGATGGATAATTTATTTTGTTTTTGTATTCCGTGTGATATTTATCCCAATTATGAATTTCTTTCGCTGGTACATCCTTCAACTCCGGTATCCATGTTTTTATGTAAATGGCATCTTCATCCACCTCTGCTGATTGATTATATGGGTTAAATATTCTGAAATAAGGTTGGCTATCCGCACCCGTACTAGCAATCCATTGCCAATTACCATTATTCGAAGCAGGATCATAATCCACTAATTTTTGAGAGAAATATTGTTCCCCTTCTCTCCAATCAATCAATAAGGTCTTTGTTAAAAAACTCGCAACGATGAGACGGGCTCTATTATGCATATAACCTGTTGTGTTCATCTGTCTCATGCCTGCATCTACAATAGGAAACCCCGTAGTACCTGTTTTCCACGCATGTAAATATCGGGCATTTGTACGCCATCGAATCTTATTGTAATTCGGTTTCATAGCATGTCCCAAAACATGCGGATGCGCATACAGTATATTTATGTAAAATTCTCTCCATATTAATTGCCTAACCAAATCCTTTATACTTCGAAATTTATGAAACACTTCACGAATAGAAACACATCCGAATTTAATATAGGGTGACAAAAGAGAAGTTGGTATAGAGAGAATATCACGTGTTTTTGAATAATGTTTTTGCGTTTTTAACGCACTATCTAATACCTTCAATCCATCTTCTCTTCCACCGTGCGATAATATATGTATGTTTATTTTTGTAAACTTTGACATTGCGTCTTGGAGAGAAATTGTTTTGTTTTCTGTGTGTCCGCCCTTTTTAAAATTTATATTTTTTTTATTTATCGTTTGTGGTAACGTTGGTTTAATCGATTTTACAGTGTTATAAAATGGAGTAAATTTTTGATAGGAAGATCCTGTTCCATTAAGAATAGATCCTGGTTCATACATATAATAATCTGATGCCATTTCGCATTTGATCTTCATTTTTTCACATAGTTGGGATAGACTATCGTCTCTCTCGATTGCATAAGGTGTATAATCTTTATTGAAACATAGATACTGGATGTTCCATTTTTTAATACATTCTTTTATCACTTTGTTTGTATTACCATAAAATATATGTAGTTTGTTATTGGTTTGTTCATTTAAATCATGCAAACTTTCAATCATGAATTGGACCGAATTATTTGATTTATACGGATTTGCAGAACCAACTTGCTCGGGTGTAAAAATAAACACTGCATATACAGAATTGCATTTTTTGATTGTTTGAATTAATCCAGTATTATCATGAATTCTTAAATCACGATGAAATAAAAAAAGCCCATTTTCATATTTTTGCATAATTTAGATATAGATTTAATATAGATTAAAAAAAATATATTTATATTTAAATATAATTTTTTAATATAAATAAATGACATCTACAACTGGAAGTAACGGTAGATTAGGAAATCAAATAATACGCAATATAGCAGTTAGTTTAATAGCAGAAAAACACAATATAAAGGTTGAATATTACAATAAACATTTAATTAACAAATTGGGTATTAATTTATTTAGTGGAAGCAAAACATTCGAGAATTTTCAATGTTTGAATGATGAAAATTATTTTGCAATTTACAATTGTGATAATCTTAATTATAATTTAGATCCAAATAAAAATTTTTTTCAAACAAAAGAAATAAGTAATTTTATATACGACTATTTACACATGGATTCAATAAAAACTAACATTATTGATAAAAACCCTTATATAATAAGGTATAAAACAAATAATGATTTATTCATTCATATCAGATTGACTGATGCTAGTCGTTTTAATCCTGGAATTAATTATTATTTGAATGCAATAAAAAGTATCAAGTTTGATAATTTATATATATCAACAGATGATATACATCATAATATTATAAAAAGTATTATTACTTTATATCCGAATACTAATGTAATTGTGTGTGATGAAATAACTACATTTCAATTTGCGAGTACATGTAAACATATTATATTATCACATGGATCATTTTCTGCTATAATTGGCTATTTGGCTTTTTTTTCTAATATATATTATCCAGAATATGAATTAGAAAAAATATGGTATGGGGATATGTTTTCTATAAAAGGTTGGAAAAAAATGAAAATTGTTTAGAGTTTATACTCTAGACACTAGACACTAGACTCTAAAACATTTATAACCGCCTTATATTGGTGGTTATAAATCTATAAATGAGAAATACTATAAGAATAACTTTATTTTGAAATAATATCTACATGTCTAAATATCCAAACTAATCGTGTTTTTATCTGATCTCGGCTTACGTCTACTTCTTTTTGGCATATTACCACTTCCACTACCTTGTAATTCTTTTAAATCAGAAATACTAATAGTACTATCATTATTTATACTTACTGAATCTATATCCATTTGAGGTGGTAGTTGTGATTGTTGTGATTGCTGTGATTGCTGTGATTGCTGTGATTGCTGTTGTGACTCTTGAATATTGATTGTTTTTGTCTTTAAACCTGATAAAATTTCACTTATATCACTAGGACCTTTCATCTCTGGTCTTTGGGCAGATGATTGTTGTTGTGGTTGTCTTCTTGGAGTTCTTTCAATATTTACTGGATTTGATTGATTTTCGCGAATATTAATTCCATCATTCATGTTTGGTATACTCGATCTTCCCATACCTGCACTCATATTCATACCGTTCATGCTATTGTTATTTCCTGGGCGACCTCCCATATATGGAGCGCTATTTGGTCCTTGTGTTGCCATAGGCGGTGGTGGTGGTCCTCTTCCCATTGGAATCTCGGGTTCTGGATTCATTAAACCACTCATAAAACCTCCAAATCCTGGATTATTTTGACCCATTGAATTTACTGCAGCATTTTGAAATTGTTTCATTAAATCTGGATTTTGTCTTAAAATATCATCCATACCAGGCATTGATGATTTGAACATTGTATTTGTCATATGTAACATAAGAGCACTACCACCCAATTGAAACATTAGTTTTAGTTCTGGTGCCATGGTTGCCTTTGATTTGTATTTTTCATACAACTCTGCGAAAATTTCATCATAATCAGTAATATTTTCATTTATTTGTTCGCTCCATCCATCTAATTTAATATCAAATGGATCAAATTTGTTATTTAAAAATTCAATACCATTTATAACAGCCATCATCATATTTCCCTGAAACTTGACTGAATTTTGTTTTGTCTTTTCTTCCATAATGGTTTCATATTCACCTTGCATTTCTGCTAAAGGTGATTCCATATTGTATTTTTTTGATAATTCAACCCCTTTTTTCTCCAATGCTTCCAACTTTCTTAAATACTTGAATTTTTCTCTCAATAATTCTTCTTTTGACATAGCTGGTTGCACTGGAACAGTTCTATCTGGGTTAATAGGAACATTATTAAATTTACCAAAACCATCCCATGTTTTTGAGTTGGCATCTCCAGTCTCTGCGGTTGATTGACCGATTGATATAGATGGTCCTGATCCTGAAGAGGATGATGTATTGTCATCAAACCGGACGCCTAATGATGGTCGTTCACTTGCTGATGCTGAAAAAATATCAGATTTTGGTGAATAACTAGATGATCCAGAATCAATATTAAAACTAGTAGAATCTGACAATTCATTCAATTCATTTTCTAATTTATTTAAATCATCAAGACTGATGTCATCATCGAAACCCTTTGATTTTGATTTTCCATCTTTTGCTTTATCATTCATTAATAATTCGATACCTCCTCCGAAATTGACTGATTTTAAATCATTCAAATCGTCATTTAAATTTGATATATCTATAATCTCACTATCCATTAATATAACTTATTAAGAACATATAATTTTAAGTAGTACGAATATAATAATATATTTTTGATTTTGGTTCAGGTCTATAATTTATTTTTTATATACCAAATGCCTTGTAAAAAACAATCCGCTAAATCATCCTTTTTTCCATGCTTTTTAAAAAATTGAATCCATTCGTCATTGGAGTTGGTTTTTTCTAAATTTTCTAAACACGTCGATATACCCAATTTTTTTCTATCATTGTATTTCGATTTTTCTGTTTTGTCGTCTTGTGTATGTGTAATAGTGATTGTGTTCTGGTTAGTAACATCTTTCAATTTATTAAAAGAAGATACAAATTCAATATGTTGTTGCTGTTGTGTGGAATTTTTCATAATAAAATATTGTGCTACCATCCCTTGAATTGTTTTCATGCGATTCGCTATTGGACTAATTTGATTTTCAATTAAAATAACATCAATGTTATCATATGTGTTGTTATTTGTAAAAATGTCATCAAACTTTTTTTTTATATTTTTTCCAATGCTAATAATATCAACTTTATTTGAATTTGTTACATTAACCGTTTCAAAACATTTATTCAAAACATGTTCGTTAAACAAATGTATCAAGTCCTGTTTTTTAATTGGTTTTGTGTAGGATATATTGTATTTTTCAGCCAGATCAAATAAACTATTAATTTTTTGCTTATTTAAATATGCTGGAACCAATTCTTTAGTAGGAACATGAAATACTTGTTTCTTTGAATGTTTTAAACAATAACATTTATTGTTTTTTGTATATTTAGCTGGTTTATTGCATATATTTATAGATTTTGTTTTTGATTTATCATTCTCTATTTCTCCACAAAATAATGGTGTCTCTTCCCCTATATTGACTATATCCCATTTTTTTACGTTATATATATTATTTTCTATTTCAAATAAACAAAATGCTAAATTTTTAATACCAATGTCAATGCTTAATAATTTTATTGTAGATGAAGAAGAAGACATATGTATACATAATACGATTATTATTTATGTTGTAATTTTATATAACACATTTTACATTTTATTTAGCAGTTTTATAAAAAAAAAATCTGTGTAATATATATATATCATGCCAATGAGAACTCGTAGTAAGACAAGTAAAAAGTCCATTTACAGACGCCGTGTTAAAAACTCCACCTGCAGAAAAATTAAGCGTTCTGCTGTATGCAAACGCACTGTTGGATGCAAATATGCTTCTGGAACAAAGCGTCGTTATTGCCGTAAATCCAAAAACAGACATGCTTAGACATGCTTAAAAGTCTGTTGGATTATCTGATTATTTAATCATATTTTATTTTTTGTAAATAAATTATGATTTGTATGCATCTATTTAGCGTTATTGTTATTATTGACATTATTGACATTGTGATTAATGCCCAATTGTCCCAATGAATCAGGTGTGAAATAAGGAGAAATCATTTTGGCTTCTAACTGTTGTCTAGATAGATATGGATTTTTTAAATCACTATTCTGATATCCATAACCTGGAGATCCTGTGTCAAATAAAGAATTATACAAAATAGGTACATTACTAGAAGGTGTGGATTGACCAGATGACACACTACAAGGCATTCCTAAATCATAACACGCTGACATGTTATTATAATTCATAATTTTAATACCATTGTTTGTTAAATATTGTCTATATTGCCAATTTGAACGGATGTTTTCTTGTTTTTGGATCCTTTCATTAATTACTGCTTCTGGTTGCCATGAAGCATAATTTCTACCATCCGCCATAATAGGAGGAAAATCAAAATGAGTATTGTTCGATCCAGAGTAACATGTTGCCCAACTCATATTATTTAAATGCTATGATATCTAAATATATCTATATGTAGTATAATTAGATAATATATTTTCTGTGTGTGTTTATTTATTTTAATAAGTTTATTAAGTTTATTCAACTTCTAGCAATTTTAATAATTCATGTTTCTTCAACTTTGAAGCATCTGTAACAATACCCTTTTCAGTTACTATACTGCGAAGTTTGTTTAATGATAATTTCTTGTAATCAAGGACTTCAATATTTTTAATATTCATTTCGGATAGATCTTCTGAATCTAGTTCTTCTTCATCGTTATCATTATCATTTGATGAAATATTGATGTTGATTGTTTTCAAATTTTTCATATCAGAATCAGTTAGTGATTCTGAAACTTCGCCTGCTGGTAAATCTGCTACAGATTCAAAGTTTAAGTTTTCAATATTTTCAATATCTAAATCATCACTGTCTTCGCTGTTTTCTTCGTTAATTTTAATATCATCCTCGTCATCTTCGTCATCTTCGTCATCTTCGTCATCATCATCATCTTCATCATCTTCATCATCTTCGTCATCTTCATCATCATCATCATCATCATCTTCGTCTTCATCATCATCATCATCTTCGTCTTCGTCTTCGTCTTCACCTTCTGAAATTGTTATTAAATTACTAATGCCACCATTCATAGTTGGAACTGACATATTTGGTTGTTGTTGTGGGTATGGTTGTTGCATGCCTATAGGAATGCCAACCCTACTTGCAACCATTTGAATGTGATATTTCACCGAATTAGTTTCCTCAGCCATAGTAGATACTAAATCAAACATGGATGTTATTTTATGATTTTGCTCTGCTATTTTTTGGTTAAAATACATAAATACACTACCAACTAACAAAAGAGATATTGCTAAACTAATTAATAATGATGTTGAAAATATATCAGTTATGGCCATTTTCGCTGTTATTGTTTGTTGTTTGTTATTTGCTATTGCCTATTAATTGATATATATATAATTATATTTATATGTTTAACGAATATAAATATATAAATTTCGGATTTAGGATTTAGGATTTTGGTTCAGGATTATTTGGATTTTTTGTTACCGCCAATTTTATTTTTTGTATTATCAATTATTTCTCTAGGATAATTCATATCATTTAATACTTTGATACCACCATGAACTTCTGAAATGCCTTCCTTCATTTTATATGTATATGAAAAATCGTTATTGTTTGATAAATCTACATGCATGTGATAATTTTTAACATATTTGTTTTTGTTTAGTTTTTTGCATACCTTGATAAAATGAGTTGTCATAATGCATTGTACGTTTTCAATTTTTACCAGATATTGCATAAAAGCTAAAGCACTTATAACCGCTTCATCTGGATTTGTTCCCGAATATATTTCATCAAAAACACAAAAATGTGAATCATCGCTTCCTCCTGTATTATCTTTTATTGTATCTATAATTTCTTTGCATCGTCTAGCTTCTGCCTGAAATAAACTATCTCTACCAGATGTATCTGGAATATTTAAATAGCAATGAATAAATTTATACGGTTTTAAAATGGCCTCATCATAAAATCCACAGCCGAATTGTTGAGATAATATAACGTTTATTAGTGCGGATTTTAATACTGTTGTTTTTCCAGAAGCATTCGGACCTGTTATTATCATTGCTTTATCCAATTTGACATCATTTTTAACTGGGTTTTTGTTTATTAAAGCGGCATAATATGATTTTTTTAGAATGTTTTTTGATTTGGATTTGGATTTGGATTGTTTCTTTTTATTGATGGATGTTGTGTTATCTGTGATAGTGTCATTGTTGAATTTTGCAAAATGTAAATTCTCCTTTTGAATATTATCGATTAATCCTTCTAAATTATCAATGTATCCATTAAAACCAAATGAATATAAAAAGGATGTGTTGTATGTTTCATTGTAATTCAATTGATAAAAATGTTTTAGCACTGTACCTATTTCTGCCAACTTTCTAAAAGAAATTTGAAAATCAGTAATTTTCTCTAAACTATTCTTATAATCCTCCAAAATAGCCTTGTGTGTTTTCATTTCTTCAATAAAACCGGTATATGTTTTATTTTTCAATTTTGATGTCAACAACTCTAAATTTTCCATATTCGCCAAGGTGTATTGTAAATATTCCTTAAATTTATTCAAATAGGTGTGTATTTTTTTTATATTAAAGTGAAATCGAATACATGTAAGGATATTTTGATAAATGGAAAATAAATAAAAACCAGCGGATATTAACATGTATAATTTTTGATCTAATTTAACTTTATGAAATTGAGTAAATAATTTACCAATTGCATGATTGCCTGCTAATACTTTCAATATATCAATATATTCTTTGATGGTTACTGATAGACCACGAGCTTTTATAATAAAAAAAGGTACTATTAGGATGAAAATAGGGACAAACAGAGAGATAATAGGAGATGTCATATTATAAAAACTCATCAATTGCAAAAAAAGTTGTGACTCATTTAAATGCAAAAAATAACTCCAATCCATGTAGCTGTATTTTTCTCTAAAACCTGTGTCTAGCTTGATTTCGTCCCACAATTTGACAATTTCATCGAAATCTGGTTTTTCAGGAGTTTGGGTGTCAGATTCTCTTTGTTCCGATAAACATGATTTATATGATTTTAATAGATGTTGTGTATCGTTCAAAAATTTGACATCATATGAATAATAATTTGGTATTTGTTCCAATGTCTTTTTTGCTAAACAATTGGTTGGTTGAAATGTATTATATAAAATAGGAACACATGATGCATCTGTATCGATTGTTTTAATTAATTCTAAATCTGTTATGATATTCTCTTTTAATTCTGTTTTTTTATCAAGATAAAAAATAGGTAATTTAAAAATCTCATTTATATTGTTGATTTTTGTCTCTTTTATGGTTTCTTTGTTTGTTTCCTTGTTGTCACTCATATTAAACTAATATTTATTAAAAATTAGCATAATAATATATTATTTTTTACGAATCCTTTTGGTTTTTTTATGGGTTTTACTGTTTTTTTGATGTTGTAGTTTTTTATATGATTTTCTTTTTGAAATATTACCACCTTTTGGTATATGTGGCATATGGGTTGGCATATGGGTTGGCATATCCATTCCTTGTCCTGTTCCTTGGTCCATATCCATTCCTTGTCCCTGGGTATCTACACCATTATTACCCAAATTATTCATATACTCATCCAAGTCTGATACTATTACCGCATAATTTTTATTTTCATATTCTTCCTTTTCTTCTTTTGTCATTTCTGGTAGATTTAATTTATTTGTTGATCGATTTATATTATCATTCAGTATTGTGTAAGCAATTTTATTGTTTTTATTTATGTACGATTGATTTTTTAATAATTTGTTCAATGCAATAATACTAGCTAATTCAAGTAATTTTTTACATTTATTATCATTGTTTTTGCATAAAAAAAATGGGTTCCCTGAATTATTGTTTTCATTCATTATATTACATTAAGAAAAAATCTGTATTGTTTTTTTTATCATTTAATAGTATTCCTTCTACCCACATATAAATATATTCTGCACATCCACCACCATCACTTAATGCATTTTTTATAACTGCTTTTTCTTTTAAACTTTCATTTACAATATAAAATTTAATAGGTAGCCCTGGGTATTTATCTTTCAGTGATTTCATAAAATCATAATAATTCTCATAATTAGCGCCCCCTCTTGGTTGTCTACCTATTAATTTTTCATTTCCTTTCCAATCTGATATCATTATTTTATGAGGTAAAACATTTACAAGAAATGCGTGTCTAAATTCAGGAACTGGAATACTTACTATCTGTGGTCCGTCCTTAATATCGTCCGTTACAAAATTTTTTACCTCGTCTTTATCAGCTAATTCAATTTTAGATGTAAAGCCAGATTGGTTTGTCTTACCAAGTGATACTGTTCTTACAATAGAACCAATTGAACGAGTAATTCTACATTGACCATCGTTTTCATTCTTAAAGTCGATTTTATTTAAATCATCATCATATTCATGATCATAACCAAAATCTTCATCTCTTGGTCTTTTTACACCACGGTCACCACCTTTTTTATTTTTTCTCATATTTTTGACTTTTTTATACGTTCTTTTTCTTAATATTGTATTCTTTTTAATTTTTGTATTTTTTTCGTGTTTTTGCTATTTATTTTGGTATTCTGTTTCATTTATATTATATAAAGATATTTATTTAAATAGTTGTTCGAAATTTCCTGGTAGTTCAGTAATTTGCGTGTCATAATGTTGTTCTATTTCTTTTAGTTTTGAAACATCACGTCTTGTAATAAAGTTGATTCCAACACCTTTTCTTCCCCATCTACCACTTCTACCAATTCTATGTAAATAGGTATGAACGCATTTTGGAATGTCGAAATTAATGACAACACTGATTTGTTGAATATCAATACCACGTGCTGTAACATTGGAAGAAATCATAACACGATATTTACCATTTCTAAAGTCAGCAAAAGCAACATCCCTCGCTGATTTGTCCATGTTACTGTGAATACAACAAACAGGAAATCCATCCTCAATCATTGCAGCATGTAAATCTATTACACGTTT